GCCTTCGAGGTTGCCTTGTTCACGGCCTTCTGTGGGCTCTTGTTCACCTTGTTCAGGGCCTTGATCATAACTGTGATGCCCTTGGTGTCAAAGCTCAGCACCGCGTCGCCGGCATTGCCGGCGCTCACGGCCAGACCTCCACCGCTTTGAAGGTCTGGAAGCGCCTCTCGTCTCCCACGTCGATCGGCGGCGAGGCGATCCGGTACCGCTTGCCCAGGATCACAGCCCGCATGTTCCGCGGATCCTCCGGCCACTCCCGGCGCCGGACCTTGAGGTTGTGAGTGATCTCCATCTGTGCCTGACCGGCTGCCATAAACTCGCGGCTCCCGATGCTCCGGCAGGATCCCCAGACTGTGAAGACCTCCTCCCAGTTATCGTCCTCCAGGTACTGGAAATCTCCCACGATGTCGGCCGTGCCGACAAATCGCTGGAAGGTGATGCGCCTGTTAAGTTCTCCCGCGTCGTCTCTTGCCATGTCGGTCTCCCGTCGTTTTGTACAGTTTTCACAGCCAGCAGCTGCTGATCCGATCAGGATCCGCGCCGGGCGGCTGTGCAGTTTTCACAATTACATGGACCAGTTGTCGTCCTCCAGGCGGTCCGACAGGGTCGGATTGTTCCGCCGGATCAGCGCCTGCGCCAGGGCGTTCATCATGGCCGCCACCGGGTCGATGCGCTGGGTGTCCATCTGGTTCTTTTTGTTGAGCTTCAGATCGCCGTAGTTGTTCTCGATCTCTACCGCGTTTTTAAGGCACCAGAGCGCCAGACCGGACTCCTCGATCAGGATTTTGCCCTGCAGGAGCAGCTCCCGGAAGCCCTTGACGGCCAGGTTCTGCCCGGCGCAGGTCTGGGAGATTTCCACGCACCAGTCGTCGTTCCCGGCCTCTTCATTGAGCCGGATGGCCAGATCTGTGGCATTGTGCCCGTCGTAGCAGACATTGGTCACGCTCCACCGGTGCTGCAGCTGTCCGGCATAGATCCAGTCGGCGACGTAGCTGTTGTCGGTCACATCGCCCGGGGTCAGGGTGCACCACCCTCGCGCGGCCCAGGCGCGGTACTCGATCCGGTCGGAGTGTTCGTGCCGGGTGGCCGCGCCCTCCGGCAGGAAGCCGTGCATCTTCACGGCCACCCGGCCGTCCGGAAGCAGGAAGACCGCGGCCACGCCGCTGAGGTCGATCCGCTTGCCGAGGTCAAAGCCCACCCAGCACTCGCAGCCGTCCGTGAGCTGCGCGAACTGATCGGCGGGGATCATGGCCGCCCTGGCCAGCTCCCTGGCGTGCTCGTCGAGGTAGCTGTGCTCCGCCGTGGCCTGCCACCGGTTCATGCGTCGGGTGAGGAACTGCCGGATCTTGGTGGCGTCGTTGCTACCGTAGGCCGTCGTGTATTCGCTCTCGATCTGATCCCGGAGGGTCCGGCTGTAGTCGTTGTCGAAGCGCAGGCACGGGTTGGCCTTCAGCCACTCCCGCTTGTCGTGCGGGTCCGCATTCTCCGGCAGCTCCCGGATCATGATGAAGTAACGGTCGTCGCGCGTGAGGCCGTCCAGGACGCGCTTGGCGTAGAGCTCCTCCTTGAAGCAGGGCTTGTTCTCCGCGTCGTCGCCGGCGGTCGTGATGCACGCCAGTAGCGGCTGCCAGCGTTTTCCGAAGGAGTTGAGGCCGATGTCGTAGATCGTCGAGGTCGGATGCGCGTGGTACTCGTCCACGCAAAAGAAGGTCGGGGCGCCGGAGTCCTTGTTCTTGGTGTCTTTGCTCAGGGCCCTCATGTAGCCGCCGAGCTTCCGGTGCCGCACCGGGTTGGCCTTTGGGATCACCAGCCGGCGGGCGATCTTCGGCGAGGCCTCGGCGATCGCCTTGGCGTCACCATAGACGCGCATCGCCTGGCCGCGGTCGACGGCTGCGCACTCCACCTCCGGCTCGCGCTCATACTGCGCCAGCTCCGGCTGGTATGGCGGGTAGATCGCGTCGCCGCACATCGCGTAGAGGCACTGGCCGGACTTCTCGGTGCTTTTGAAGTTCCCGCGGGCCCTCTTTTCGTAGGTCTTGTTGTAGCGTCTGGCGCCGGTGTCCTTATGGACCCAGCCGTAGACGTTGCCGAGGTCGAACTTCTGCCAGTCCTGCAGCTCGATCGGCTGACCAGCTTCCGGCCCGCGGGTCTGGACGCATTGGGAGAACCACCGGAAGATCCGGTCGGCTCGCGTGGTGTCGAAGACGTAGGGGAAGTCGGGATCCCCGACCCGCTTCAGATCGTCCAGGAAGCGCTGGCAGGCCTTGATCTCGTAGGGGCAGCACATGTCGTGCAGCCGCCCGGCTGTGACCTGCTTCGCGTACATTGTGACCGCATGGGTCAGCACCTTATCCCTTCCCGGCATCCCGGCTCTCCTCTTCTTTACGGCTGCGCCTGCTTATCCAGCCAGTCGATATAAAAGCGCTCTGTGTCGCTCAGCTCCCAGGTCGTCGCTGCGGCTCTTTCCGCTGCGGCTCTTGTCGAGAGCAGGTACCCACCGCCGAAGATCTCCTTGCCGGTCGCCTTCTGGGCCTCCAGGCCGGTGATCCGGAGGCTGTCCGCCTTCCGGAGAACATAATCGACGCCATACTTGCACCAGCGCGACGCGATCGCGGCCGTCAGGATGCTGTCCGGGTAGTTGTACTTTGGCAGCTCTTTCCTGGTCTCGCGGATCAGCGTCCTGTTTTTGGCATCGACCAGGCGGTAGAGATCCGGAGCAGTGCGCACCCGGACGTCGGCCGGCTCCAGGTTGGTCAGGAAGCTGGTGTTGACCTCTGCGCCGTTGGCATAGGTCACCGAGACGCCCACGGGGATCATGCTGCAGGTCTCATTCGCCGCAGCGGAGAACAGGGTCAGCGTCGGGGCTAAGAGGAAAAACGGGATCCTGCGCTGCGCGTAAAACCGCACGATCTGGCTCAGGATGCTGAAGGGCGGGTTGTCCACTACTGTCGACAGGGGGGGGTACTCGAAGCGCTCATAATCGCCGCCAGGATAAAAGGGCCGAAGAAATCCACCTTTGTCCCGGTGATAGGTGCCCGCGACCCAGTCAGCGATCACGTCGTAGATCTCCGGCGGCGTGTAGCAGTCGTCGGTTGTCTTCTTGGCCTTGAACTTGTCGACGAAGGCCTTGTACTCTTCATCCTCCCAGCCTTCGAGCAGCAGGTTCTCTGTCATGCTCACAAGATTCTCCTCCCGCGGTGGAGCCGGATCCGCTTGGACCGGCGGACCGCCTCTGTCTGGTATCGGTCGACCGTCTTCGCAAGGCGGAGCCGTGCGCTCTCCTGCTCTTTGCGCTCATTGTAGGCGATGAGCCTCTCGCAGTTGCAGCCGGGGTGTCTCTCCGGACAGTCCCGGACGCACGGGTGGTCCTTCGGCATCATGCGAAGAGGTCCCCGTCCGGATCATCCTCGTCCTGTTCCGCCAGGCGCTTGGCCAGGCGGGCCCGGCTTTCTGGCGTCAGGCCGAGCTTGTTAGCATAGCTCAGCACATCGCGCTCCACGGACTGGAGAGAGTCGGACAGCCCGATCATGACCTTGAGCGTCGCGTTCACAGGGTCCTCGTCGTAACGATCACGCCAGGCGAGGTACTGCGCCTGCAGATCGTCGCGCCGGGCGAGCTTGGCGCAGTAAATTGCCAGGGCATCGGTGTCGAGGACGTCCAGGATGTCCAGCCCCTGCATGTCCCGGACGATCCGGTTCCAATGCTTCAAGGCTGCCTTGTCCTGGGTGATCAGCTTCGGCTTCTTCAGCTTCCGCGCCGGCATCTGCTGAGCCTCGGCGGCTTCGCGTTCCGCGATCTCCGCTTTGGTCAGGTGTTTGCTCATGTTGTCCAGGGTCCTGATCGGTGTCGGCACTTCGCTCGCCTCCTGGATTTCGTTGGTCTGGCCCTCGATCGGGGAATTTTTCTCGCGTTTTTGGGGACGCGGGGCATTGCGGCAGCCCGGTCGAAACTTTTCAACCCCGGGGGCGGGGTCTACCTCTGGGCCGCGCCCGCGCGCGCTCAGGTGGTGCGCTGCGCATGCCCGCGCGCCTGCCGGCGCCGGGGAGCGCGCTGCGCGCCGGGGCGGGAGGAAAACGCCCTCATTTCGATCGGGCTTCCCGCTTGTCTCGCGCCATCTCCAGGGCTGTCTTCTGGTCGTGGTGATACTTGCAGAGGCTCTGCAGGTTGTCCGGATCCGTGAAGCGCTGCCAGTCGCCGCGGTGCGGCTGGATGTGGTCCACGACTGTCGCCCAGGTCCGCTTCCCTGCTTTCGCGCACTCCCTGCAGAACGGCTCCTGCAGCAGGTGCTCCGGCCTGATGTGCTTGGTCCAGATCGGCAGGTTGTACCAGCCGTGGTAGTCCGCGGAGATCCGGCGCCGGTGAGTCGGTCGGTGTCGATCGCAATATCCCTCACGGGTGAGCGCCCCGCAGCCCGCGTGCCTGCATGGTCTCAGTGGCTTCTGTGCCATCGTCTCACCTCCGGGCAAAACAAAAAGATACAAAACAGAAGGGATTCAGAGATGAGAATCCCGATAGAATTTCAAGAAGAAAGGGGTTGAGTCCGCCGGAAGTTTATAAGCGTCTGATAATACATCAGACAGGATAGACGCAGCAGAGAAGATCAAACAATTCTATTACCGGTACACGGTAACGATTCGCAGCTGATATGACGAGAAAGTATCAGAGGAAGAGGTACAGAGGAGTACGGATAGAAAGTAAAAAAAATGAAGGTTTGAGAAAAGAAACACGAAAAGCTGCGGATGACAATTGAATATAGATCGAAGATAATGGAGGTAAAGGCCATTGGATAACGAAATCTGAGAGGGTATCGGTTCAGGAAATTGAAGAATCGATACCCTCTTATTGTGCGCGATACAGCCTGCGGGCGACCGCCCTGGGGCGGTCGAAACAGGCGGAGTGCAGAGCGGACAGATGTGCTTACACCCCCTCCAGCGTAAACGGCGGCGTATACTCTTCCTTCGCACTGCTCTTTTCCTGCATGAATCCCCGATCCAGGCCCA